ACTAAATCCGATGCCGCAGATTTACTTCTGCGGTATCATTATTTGAAAGATATCTCCAAAGGATTTAAGTCGGGTTATAATTATGGTCTATTCAAAGGCAATGATTTTTGCCCACTAAACATTGGTGGTATTCGGGGAGTCTGTATCTTTACAGGTCTCCCTGTTCCCGAAATAGCACAAGGAGCATTTGGTCTAGAAAGAAATGAACAAGAGGGGTTATTTGAACTTTCACGACTTTGCATCCACCCTGAAACTCAGCAAGAAGAGTACAATATTACTTCTTGGTTCGTTAGCAGAGCGATTAAGCAACTTAGAAAAGAAACAAAAGTCCGAGCGATTATTTCATACGCTGATAGCGAGCATCATGGTGGTACAATCTATCGCGCTTGTAATTTTAAGTATTGTGGTCTATCAGACCCAAAAAAGGACTTTTACTTTTCAGACGGCACCAAACATTCCAGAGGAAAGATTGGAGATGCAGAGGGTGAATGGAGAGATCGGTCTCGCAAACACCGATATGTAATGATCTTTGATAAGAGTCTAGAACTCTTATGGTTCGATAAGTCTAGTATTCTCAGTGGTAATTAGTTTTTTATCTACAGTCTGAGAACTAGACTTGTAATTCATTAAAGTTCTCATGTCATTTAAGAACTGTTGGAGGTAAATCGGTTTCATTAAGTTGATTTCCGATTTTGCCTCATTTTTTTCAACTTCGTATTGATAGTTAGAGATACCAGTTACAGGACTGATATTACTATTAACTGATCTATAATCAATATTATCTGATTCTGGTCTTACACCAACATAGAAGTTTGTTGCTGATGCATCATATGGTGTAGGAATTGTAAATCCTGCGTCAACTCTTTGACCAGCAGGTAAAATTAATCTCCCCCTGTTATCTTCAACTCGAATCGTTTCATAGTGATGGACGTTATTGATTTCTGTAAGTCCATATTTGTCTTCAACATATCTGTAAAGATCATAGTTGCTCAATGGCCACTCTTCTTTTATATTAGTGATACCTGCCGTTAATATAACAATCCAATCATAGTCTGGAGAACCATAATACTCCTCTGCGATAGTATCTGGTCTTTCTCCATCTTCTATTCTGTACTTTTCAAAGAAAGCAACATTATCTAAAATCCAATCCTTAATCTTTACTTTGCGGAAAAGATTTTTGATTATGACATATTCTTGAGACGATACTTTATGTAAAAGATTCGACTGATAAAAAATGTCTGGTAGTTCTCTGAAGTAACCCATTAGTATCCTACACCTCCTACTGGTGTTCCATCTGCATCATTGTTATCAAAATCTTCAGCGTAAATTGGATTGAGTTCTTTAAATGTTAGTGACATTTGAATATGAACTGGTGTTCCATCAGAATATGTTGCGTAAGTTCCAGAAGCAGCATAGTTGACGGAAATATCACTCATTGCTCCAATTTTAAATCTATTCAGGAATGGATGATCTTGACCATTTGCTGTAATATATTGAAGTTGAAATAAGTCTGGAGAGTTAACAAAAATTCCTTTATCACCATTCTTTGGGAGGATTGCTCGTTTGATGGTTCTGATAATTTTCTTCACCATCTGACCCTCATCATAATTTCTTGGAGTAAAATCAAAGACGAATGGGAAAGATCTCAATGTTGGTCCATCAAATAACAGTTCCATATTGGACTGTAAGACTTGACCAGTGGATCTTGTAATCAGTGATGTTGCGTTAACATTACCACCAAGTTGATTAACTGCTGTTCCTGCTAATGCTGTATTGATTAACTTTGCAGTAGTACCATCAAGAGCACTAGCAGACTGTATCAGTTTTTGTGCTGCATCAGTAGCGTTCTGAGTCACAGATTTTACCGGATCACCAATTAATCCAGATGCTGCTTTTAGTCCAACAACCTGTAATGGATTTAGTGTATCCTGAGCATAACTTACAGAAGTGTTATCTGTAATTACTTGTGGAATCGGTAAGTAGATATAACGAACATTCTTTTGATAAGCATCTATATTATCATGTCTATTGAAATGAGCATCAATCCTTTGTAAAGCATTTACACCAGTAATTACTCTTCTCTTTTCATCAAAAAGTTCTTCACCCTTACTATTTCGTGCTATTTCTTTTGTGTCTTTATATCTTAGAGGTGCAGCACCCGTCCGAAACATTCCATCGGCAAGTATATCACGATTTACACGCTCAAATATTTTAATATACAGCATATCCTGCTTGTTCCCATTACCCTGCGCTCCTGTCGCAGCTAATGGGTACCTCATAGGACCACCAATTGTCTTTTTCTTAGTCATCTATGACGACACTTTTCAATTATTTAGTCGCTTATTCATAAGTGACAGTCTAAGAACATCATTTACTTCGGATCGGAAGATTTCATACACTTCTGATCCCACTTCATTCCATGTATATTGTCTTGGTTCTCTCCAGTGAGCACTGAATCCACGAAATCCCCACTGAAATACATCTGTGACTGCTATGAAGGGATTTGAATCAAATAAAAGACCAGGTGTTTTTGCTCTGTAAACAAACAAATATATTTTTCCAACTTCTATCAATCTTACGGGAGTTGGTTCTAATACATCTAGAACCTCAAGCATCCTATCATCAGGATCTTTCAGACCTGTCATTTCATCGACAAGACCGCGAAGTCTATTTACGTTAGTATCTGTTTGTGTTGGTCTTTTTGCCATTACTTGATACCGAGTTCTTTCTCCGTCATGACTTTAAACTCCCACATCCTATCTGCACAGTATTCTTCTGCTGCTTTCCACTTTGCCTGATTCTTAGCATATTCATACGCTTCGTTCAGGTATCTTTTTGTTTGTCTTTTGGGTTTAGGTGGAGGTGAACATTGCTTCTTTGGTTTGATTTCAATCAAAGATGATCTGACCTTGCCACCTTTATCTTTGTACTTAACAAAGAAGTCTGGGAAGTAACGATGTACTTTATTGTCAATGGGCGACTTATATGGAATGACAATTTCTTCAGACTGCCATTCTAAAACATTTTCATTTATATCCAAATACAACATGAACTTGCGTTCCCAAAGAGAACGGTATATAATGTTAGTAGGATCACCCTTATATTTCCTTGGGTAGGAAGGTTTGTATTTTCCTCTATATGCCATCTAAATAACTAAACAATCACCTGTTAGATATTTAGAGTGCCTAGACCGTTTCCTAAAAAGATATCTCAGATAAAACCAACACTAACACAACTTGCTCAAACTTCACATTTTGTAGTTCAGTTTGGTGGTTTGCCTTCACCATTGAAAGCATATCTCAAGAAGAGAGGTATGGATTACAGATTCATTGGTGATAATCTGGCACTCTTATGCAACAGAGCATCACTCCCTGGTAACGGGATTGCAACTGCTGATGCCATAGGACACTTCCATGGTGTCACTGAAAAGTTTGCTCACACCAGAACTTTCATTCAAATGGAAATGGAGTTCTATGTGGATAACGCATATAGATCATTAAAATTTTTAGAGCATTGGACTGAATTCATTGCTTCTGGTAGTGATGCCCTTGGAGCGAATAAGTTGCGTGATGGTTATCACTTTAGGATGCAGTATCCTGACTCTTATAAGTGTGATGAAACCAGAATCACCAAGTTTGAAAAGGATTATAAGAGATATATTGAGTATAGATTCTTTGGAATGTTCCCAATTTCATTGAATGCAGTACCAGTTTCTTATGATGGATCCAATCTTCTTAAGTGTAGTGCTAACTTCCACTTTGACAGATATGTTTCTGGAAACACCCGTTCTTTGAATGAATTGGTTGGTGATGATAATGGTAAAGAAGGAACTAATGGTGGTCCTACCGCTAATCAGGCAACTAGTGCTTTTGGTGGAATTGATCTTGGAACAGATCTTGGTCTTGACTTGGGTATTCAACCACCAAAAATTGGGAAAGGATTTTTTAATTCTGATGCGTTTGATCCAGATTCAACAATTCTTTCGTTCCAACAACTTTCTAATGCTGACTTCTTGGGAACTAGATTTCAATAACCCATCTAAATAATTTTACTGACTTGTTTATAGGATATTATGCCTTTACCAAAAATTGCTACACCAACTTATGAGTTGGTGATCCCTTCTACTAAGAAAAAAGTTAAGTACAGACCATTCTTAGTGAAAGAAGAAAAAGTTCTGATTATGGCAATGGAGAGTGAAGACACGACCATGATTGCCAATGCAGTAAAAGATGTTATTTCTTCTTGTATTACAACGAGAGGAGTAAAGGTTGATGAACTTGCTACATTTGATATTGAATATCTATTTTTGAATATTCGTGGAAAGTCTGTTGGTGAACAGGTAGAAGTTCTTATTACCTGCCCTGATGATGGAACTACAAAAGTTCCGACTCTTATTGATTTGGATGAGATTCAAATTCAAGAAGATGAAAATCACAGTAAAGATATTAAACTGGATGACAGTTTAACTCTTCGTATGAGATACCCTTCTATGAAGGAGTTTATTAAAAATAACTTTGCTGTTAATGATATTAGTGTTGATGATACATTTGATATCGTGACATCATGCATTGAGCAAGTATATAATGAAGAAGAATCTTGGTCAGCAAAAGATTGTACCAAAAAAGAATTGAAAGAGTTTGCCGAACAATTAAGTTCCAAACAGTTCAAAGAAATTGAAACCTTCTTTGAAACTATGCCCAAACTTTCACACACAATTACTGTTAGCAATCCTAATACAGGGAAAGACAACACGATTGTATTAGAGGGACTGGCATCTTTTTTCGGATAAGTATGGCTCATACTGACCTTGAGTCATACTTTAGAATCAATTTTGCCTTGATGCAACATCATAAATATAGCTTAACAGAGTTAGAAAATATGATACCGTGGGAGAAAGAAATTTATCTTGCTTTCCTCCAACAGTATATTGAAGAAGAAAACTTAAAGGCACAACAGAATGGTTAGTACCCCCATTGGTAGAGGATCGAGAATATCCGCCGCTGCCTATACTGGCAGAGCGGTTGCTCCTGGTGCCTTGGTGGAATCTGATCCAGAGACAAAAGCAGTAATAACTAGAAATTCATTACAACTTGGAATTCTTTCCAATCAAATGCAGAATCTGTCTGCTCAGATGCAGTCACTGACAGGTTCTCTACAAGTTATTGGAACAAATCTGAGAGCACAGAACGAGTTAGAAGAAGCAAAAGATCAACAAGAAGCAGAATTACAAAATAGATTAGCGCAGCAGAAACTGCGTGAAGGCAAAGAAAGTGCGATTGAAAAGAAGATTGAAGCAGCAGCAATCGCACCAGCACAAAGAATAGCAGCAAAGGCACAATTTACATTGAGTAGATTGGGTGGATTCTTTGCGACAATCGCTGGTGGATGGTTGCTACAAAAGGGTGTTGAAACTATTGTTGCTTATAAAGAAGGCAACATGGATAAGTTAAATGAAATTAAGAATAATATATTAAAGAATTTACTGGTTGCTGGTGCAGTTTTTGCTGCCTTCAAACTTGCGGTACCAGCACTGATTGGCGTATTTGGTGGCATTGGTCTTAAGTTAGCAGCAGTAGCAACAGCTGCTATATTCTCTGGACCAATTTTACAGTTCCTTGGATTCCTTACTGATCAAGCTAAAGGTATACTTAATAAAATTACTGGTGGTAGATTATTCAATGATGAACCAGATCCAGAAAACCCTGATGATAGTCCAAAGTTTGAAATTTACAATCCAAATCAACCAGAAGCAGCAGGTGGAATGTCTCTTTCCAGTGATGGAAAGTTCTTCACCAAAACAGAGTTGCTACAGAAAAAAGCGGCAGAAGGAGCACCTCAAGTCAAACCTTTAAGTATCGCATTGAATCCAGTTACTGAAGAATCTGAAGACACATATTCATCAGTTCAAATAGAACCTCAATCCACTACTGTCAATATGGCAACGGTTCTTGATAGACCAGAATCTAAAGAAGAAGATTCCCCTATCGATCCAAATGTCAAGGCAGAGTATGGTGAGACAACTTTATCTACCGTTGACATTGGTAATGGTGAGCAAGATGTATCAAAACCAATGGGTTCTGAACTGAATCCAAATAAAAAAGTTATTGATCCAGAAACTTCAGAATACATCAGACAAGAACAATATATTGGTAAGTATGGAAGTCTTCCACCATCAATGTTGGAATCAATGAGTAGGAGTAGAAGTGTTGCACAAAATGTAGCACAACCAGTCGCAGAACCTGGTGTAACCGTTGTACCGATGGAACAACCATCTACATCAGCACCTTCATCAGAACCTCTAGTAAGTGGTGGCATCAATGCTCCACCATTCTTTACCACAAGTGATCCAGAAAATATTTACACTCTTGGTGCTAGATCTAACTTTAATGTGGTATCCGTCTGATGGCAAAAATAACTAAGTCACTAATAAAGAATAGCGAAAGCATCGGCGGCATACAAAAAACTATCGCTTCCTTTGGTCAGAGTCTTCGTGCCGCTAATAATACATCATCTGTCATTATTAGAGAGTTTACTAAGAGTAATCGCTCTAAAAAACGTGCGATGCTCAAGCAGAGAGAAATATTTGGAAAGAGACGTTCTGCTGTTCAAAGAAGAGAAAGAGAGGATTTAGTAGAATCTGGAAAAGTCAATGGTATATTCAGAAGAACCACCAAAGTAATCTCAACTAGTACTAAAGGATTCCTTGGTAGAATCATGGACTTTTTGGGAACTATCCTTGTTGGTTGGATAGTAACTAATTTACCTGTTATCATCAAAAATGTAGAAAAATTGATAGGAAGAATCCAAGAGACTGTTAGTGCTTTAACAGGATGGTATGATGGTATAACTGGATTCTTTGCAAGATTTACTGGTGAACTGAATGATACTGATCAAAGATTATCAAGACAGGCAGATTTTACAGGTGAAACAAAGCAAGCTAATGAGACAAAAGAAAATATTGAAAAGGCAACTAGAAATTTAGAGCTAGATTATAATCGAATGATTGCCAATGTCAATAACTTTGATCTATATGCACTTTTGGGTCTGAAGGGAGAGGAGAAACAAAAGAAACAAGAAAATGGTGGTGCTACTCCTACAAATAATCAAACAACTCTCGCTGATCAGGAACCACAACCAGAACAAAAAAAGGAAGATGTAAATCCTTTTACAAGATTTTTTGGTGGACTTGCTGATTTTGTCATGCGTGATACTACAGACTTTGACAAACAGGGAGATTCAAGTTATAGTGGTGGAGGTGGAAAACTTTCTCCCGAACAAATCGCTGATGTTGCTAGACGTGCTGGTATTCCAGAGGATATGATTCCTACAATGGTTGCCATAGCATTAGCAGAATCTGGCGGTGATTCTGGTATTGATACAGTTAAGTCAGGTCTAGATCCCGATAAGAAGAATGAATTCTCATTAGGATTGTGGCAAATCAATATGATCGACAGACCTGGTTTCATGCTAGGAGAGGAAAGAAGAAGAAAGTTAGGTATAAGCAAAACGGAACAACTTTATGATCCCCTCACAAATGCAAGAGCGGCGGCTCTTATCTTGCGCGAACAAGGTCTTGGTGCTTGGAGTGTCTACACTAATGGTCGCTACAAGCAGTATCTTCCTACTGCCAAAAAAGCATTTTCTGGTCCTAGAACCAGTCAACCAGTAGTATCAAAATCGGTTGACTCTGGGACCAGATATTCAAAAGGACAAGATGTTACTCAACTTCTTGGTGGTCAAGCAAGTGCGACAATCACATCTAGAAAAGGTGACTTTGAATCTTTTAGATCAAAACCACATGGTGGTATTGATATTGGTTGTTCTGCTGGACTGTTTATTTCACTGACAGTCGATGCTGAAGTTGTAGGAACTGCTAACCAACCAAATGGATATGGAAATGTAATTGATGTTTGGATTTCTTCGATGGGAGTCCAACTTAGATTTGCACACAACAGTAGAATTTTGATTCCATCTGGTAAGATTCCAGCAGGAACATCATTCGCCATTACAGGAAGCACAGGAAGATCAACTGGACCACATATTCACCTGGAAGCATCCAGTGAGAGAGGTTCTATGAACTATGGTGGAAACATGGTTCCAGCACCATATGTTGCTTTGATTAGATTGACAAAGGCAAGTATTGAAGGTCAAAAGGCGTCTTTGCCTGGAATGAATGACGCGACTGGTGGTCCATCTCTTCAAATTGATGGTACAGGAAATAGAACTATGGTTGCTTCTAATGTAACACCAGAGAGAAGAGGATCTGTTATAACAGTTCCAATTCCAACTGAAAGTGGTCAACAACCATCTTCTGATGGTGGTGGAGGTGGAGGAGGTGGATCATCCTCTGGAAACACTGAAGGAACATCGTTAAATAGTTTCATACACAAGATTCTCCTCAGGGACTTAGAATACGTATAATGAGTGCATCCGACGTTTCAAAATACGAAGAAGTACTTCTAGAATCAAGTAATGGATCAGATTCTGTCGATTTAAGACTTGGTGTTCAATCAATAGACTACTTTGAAGATATATTTTCACCAACGATAACTGCAAAAATTGTTGTAACCACAACGGGTGATGCTGTTAATGGAAAATCTATTGTTCAAGGACTTCCATGTCGTGGAGGTGAAAGACTTTCTTTAAGAATAGCAGGCAATGCTGCTGGTATGCCTGGTCTAGATTTTTCGGATAAAGAAAAATACTTTTATGTAAGTGGTGTTAGTAACGTTATCAGCACCAATCAAAGAGAGTCCTTTGTTTTAAACTTATACTCTAGAGAAGCTATCACAAATGAAACTGCTAGAGTACCTAAAAAGTTTCCAACATCAGCACCGATCTCTGTATCAGCAGAGGATATAATCAAAACTTACTTACAAACCAGTAAGAAAATTGATGTTGATAAGTCAATGAACAAGTATGGTTTCATTGGCAATATGAGAAAACCATTTACAGTTTTAACTTGGTTAGCATCAAAAGCAGTTCCAGAAACAAAAGGTAATGGAACTGCTGGATATTGTTTTTTTGAAACTAAAAGTGGATTTAAATTTAGATCTCTTGATAGTTTGATTGGATCAAATTCAAAAGCAACTTACATTGCTAATGATGTTGTTAATGAAGATGGTCTTAAGCAAGATTATACTATTGTTGAATATGCAATCAATAGAAATCAAAATGTTCTAGAGAATCTACGTCTGGGTGTATATTCTAGTTTCAGAAGTTATTTCAATCCAGTAAACTTTGCGTTTACGCATCCAGAGAAGGGTGTATTTAAGATGGATGATTACATCAACAATACAAAAAATCTGGGTGAAAAATTTGAATTTCCTCCTATAAGTGAGGAATCAGAGTTAACTCTTGGTGATGTTCCAACTAGACTACTTACTGGTGTTCTAGATTTGGGAACTCAAGAAGTTGGTGTTTCTACAGCAAGAAATGCTGATGCTCTCTTATATCAATCTCAAGCACTATTCAGATACAATACTCTGTTTACTCAACAAGTGACTGCCACCTTACCATGTAACACAAATCTTGAAGCTGGTGATGTGATTGAATGTCTCTTCCCAGAGACTACAACTAAAAAGAAGAAAGAGTATGATCAGATGCAAAGCGGTCTATATATGATAAAAGAGTTGCGCCACCATTTTGACCCAAATGGTTCATATACAGCAGTGAAGTTGGTAAGAGATACTTACGGTCAATCTAATCCAAATAACGAAGAGAAGTAATGTTAGAGGAGTCTTTACTTAAAACTAATTTTCTGGGGAGAGATGGATTCCGTTGGTGGGTCGGTCAGATTCCCCCTTTGGAGAAGTCTTATATTGACCAATCAAACGGTGGTGGATGGGGAAATAGAGTAAAAGTTCGTATCCTTGGTTATCATCCATATAATACAACTGACTTAAAGAATGAGGATTTGCCTTGGGCAATCGTCATGCTTGGTGCTACTGATGGTTCTGGTGCTGGTAATAAGGCAACATCTATCAAGATAGCACCTGGAGATACTGTAATTGGATTTTTCCTTGATGGTGACAATGGGCAAGTTCCAGTCATCATGGGTGTCCTTGGTAGAACCAGTCAAGTTCCATCAGCAGACTTTGTAAGTCCATTTGTTCCTTTCACTGGATATACAGATAATATCAAGAATGATGGTGGTTCATTACCTAGAAATGAATCAAATGAGTTTGGTAATGCTGGATCGCAGAAACATGTTCGTTCAGTATCACCAGAAACTGCTAAGAAAGTAAATGCTAAAAATAATCCAGAGAATGATCCTGCTAAGGCAGAAATCTCTGCTTCAAAGCAAATTATTGGTCAAAAAGTTAAGTTAGCAACTGGTGATGCAGGTGCTGCTGTATCAAAGATTAAAGTAGAAGTTGATAACTTTGTTGGTAGAGTTCAAGAAATCACCAGTGGCATCACTGATGCAGTTGGAAATGCGAAACAGGAACTATTCAAACAGATTGATTCAGTAACCGAAAGTATTCAAAAAGGTGCGATGAAGATCGTCAATGATATGACGAAGAATCTCACCAATGCTATGAAACCCATGTTGAATACAGGACTTCAGGGTTTATATGATACCGTATATGGTATAACTTTAGCGGCAACAGGAATGCCTGACAAAGCTGATATAGCAGGAACAGTAGCCCAGGCAACTATGGTTCTACCTGTTAAAAAATTATCAGATGCACTTCCTTGTATTGCCAATAAAGTTGTTGGTGGAATAGGAGAAACAATCAAAGGAATCCTTCAAAGTGTAGCAGATAATGTAACTAATTTTGTTTCTTGTATTGGTGATCAAGTTGTTGGTGGAATCATGAACACCATCATCAATCAGGTATCTAGTTTCTTAGAACCATTCATGAAAGTATTCTCTTTGGATATCTTTGATATTCTTGGTGGATTTAGTCCAATGGGATTCTTGAGAGAAAGTGCTGATGCTATCTTGGGTCTTGCTGATAGACTTGGTTGTAATGAAACTCCTGGTGAGTTTGACCTTGCTGGTGATGTATGGACAATCGGAAAAGGACTTGGCGACAAGGTAGGTGTTCCTGTTGATGAGATTTTAGAAACTGCTAATCAGGCACAAAGTTTAGCAGACTTGGCGATCAATACAGTTCAAGATATTGCTGCAGACACTGGTTCACTTGGATTCTTTGACTTTGCAAATCCAAGTGTTGGCACTCCAGGATTTAAGAGTCCACTTGGAGAATGTTTTGCTGGTCCTCCAGAACTTGGTGGATGTGGTGGAACTAAAATTAAAATCTTTGGTGGAGGAGTTAAAGGCATTGGTGGTGTTGCTAATGCCATCTTCCAGATTGCTGAAGGTGGTAGAGGTGTGACTGGAAGTTTGATTGGTGTTGACCTTGTAAATGGTGGCGGTGGATATACATTCCCACCATTTGTTGAAATTGTTGATGAATGTAAGAATGGTTATGGTGCATCTGCTTCAGCAGTTATTGATTATGATCCAGATTCTCCAACATATCAACAGATTACTGATATTATATTAAAAACCGAAGGAGAAAACTATACTCCAAGCGAAGATTTACAAGATTATATTGTACCAAAACCAGTTATTGAAAACTCTGGTGCCAATTACACTAATGATGATGTTGTAACTGATAGCAATGGTGATACTTATAGTATTAAGGTCGATGGTGCAGGAAGAATTTATGATGTAACCAAGGATGCTGTAGTTGATGATAGTGGTGATGATACTACAAGCATTGTTGAATTCCCAACAATTACTGATACTTTAACTTATACAATCAAGTCTAAGATTGGTGCTGGTGCTATTCTTAAACCCAAGTTTGTTGTCAGACCTGAAGGTTATCAAGGAACGGTTAGACAAGTCATTGATTGTATCTCTAAAGATGATGACTTTGTTGGTTATGTTAATGGTAAAAAATATTATGGACCATTCCATATTCATATGGGAAGAAAAATGACAGGAGTATCGCATACTGGTTCTGGTCAATACATTTATGATACTCCAGCAGAAAGTCTTGGATCTACATCAGGACCTGCAACTACTACCACAACAACAACTACAGCAACTGTCACATCAACACCTACTGCTACACCTAGTCCCACACCAACACCTCCAGCTACATCTGGTGGAGGAGGTTCAGCACCTACACCATCTCCAACACCTACACCTCCACCATCACCACCAACTCCACCACCAAATCAAGGTGGAGGATCATATGGTGGTGGATACTAAATATCCTAGGAGGTAAAATAAATGGCAAATAATTGGGAAGGTAGACAACTTATTTCTCTGGGTCCTGGATTTAGAGTTGAATCTGGTAATCCCACTGTAGGAGATAGTGGATCAGTTGTTTATGATCTTTATGGTATCAGTGATAATGCTGATGTAAGTCTTGCTGGAATGACTCAGCAGGGTTCCTGGAGACTTTATCAGGATCAACATATTGAGATTGTTGGTGGTGGTAAGGGTCAAAGAGGTGGTGTTGATGTAAATATCATCGGAAAACAGGGTGCAGTCACCATTACCGCAATGGAAAATGGTGATGTACGTATTAGTGGTGCTAATATAATTTTTGAATCGAAGAAAGATATTAAGTTTCAGTGTGGTGGAAACTTTGTTACTGATGTTGGTAACAAAATTGATTTAAAAGCAAATGAAGCATACTGTGATGCTCCACATACTTATGGGGACAATAGACTTGTTGAAGGTGAAGGATCGTTCTTGGGTGGTGTTTTCAAAGGTTTAGCAGCAGAAGGCATTGCTATGCAG